GGTTGACAAACTCTCGTAAGTCTCTTATGAGTCAACAAAAAGGTTTGAGTTAACGGCGCATGCCAACCAAAGCCAAGAAGCCGAGCCTGCAAACGATCGCTGATGCGTGGGGCGTATCAAAAACCGCAGTGTTCAAGTGGGTCAAACTTGGTTGCCCTGCCGATTCAGTCGAAGCCGCCACAAAATGGCGCGACGACTACCTTGCAGCCAACAATGCGCAGCACGCGCCGGCCACACTTAACGATGCGCGACTCCAAAAGCTCGTCTTGGAAAGCGAACGGCTGCGCATCAAGATCGCCGAAGACCGCGGCGAACTTGTTGGCAAAAAGGAAATCGAAGAATCCGGCATCCGCATCGGCGCCATCTTCTCGGCCAAGCTCGCCGCCCTGGTCAATGACGCCAGTGGCGCCCTGGCCGGCTTGGACGAAGCGACCTTGCGCAAGAAACTCCATGAACGCACGCAGACAATCTTGGCCGAGATCAGGCAGGAGCTTGAGAAAGTTTAATCCCGATCGCGCATAATTACACTCAACCCACCTGAACCCACGCCTAATTTTACCGAGAAGGAATAAAATGAAAACAGACACCCCCGAAACAGACGCAGCAGTCAGGGAAAGCAATGGGCAATGGTCATATGTGCTTAAAGAAACTTGCCAAAGATTGGAGCGCGAGCGCGACGAAGCCATTTTTGTCATGCGGGAAACGCGCCGCAGGCTTGATGATGCTTGGCTTGAAATTGAACGCCTAAAATTAAAATGACAAAAGAACGCCTTTGGCAAATCTACTTGGAGAAGAACCCGTCATTCCGCGGCGAAACGATTCGCTTTACCGCCGCAGGATTGCGGCGTTTCTTTGATAAAACTTGGGATACGGCGTATTTCGACAGGGAAGACGAATTGCTCGAACCCGAGCAGGTCAACTCGCCACGATCGGCGAGTATCAATGATCTGCTGAACGCTTTTGGAATGAAATGAACCCGCTTGCCGAAGGAATCCGACAGGGTATCCGCCTTGCCTATGCCGGCACCGTGCTCGATTGGGCCGAGAGCCATGTCAAGTTCCCTGCGAGCGACCGGGCAAGCCACTTTGACCGCACAGTCGCGCCGTGGATGAACGAGCCGCTTCTTGCGGCGACTGACGATGAAACCACGCAGCTTTTTATCCGCGCAGCCACGGGCGCCGGGAAGACGACCTACATGGAAACGCTTGCGTGCTTCATCATCGCCCAGAAGCCGGGGCCGACCCTGTTTGTCGGCCAGACTGATGATATGGTCAAGGATTGGACAGAATCGCGACTCCTCCCGATCTTCCGCGAGTGCGACCCTGTGCGCTCGCTTTTCCCTGAAGACCGGCACGCTCTCAGAAAAACGACCATCCTTTTCCCACACATGTCGCTCTTTGCCGGCGGCGCGAACATGACGAACCTTCAGGAAAAATCGATGCGCTACTGCATCGGTGACGAAGTGTGGCGCTGGAAGAACGGCATGATTAAGGAACTCAAAGCCCGGCACCATGACCGCTGGAACCGCAAGACGATTCTTGTTTCGCAGGGATGGGATAGCGACCACGAAGCCGAAGAAGAATGGAATAGCGGCACGCGCGAAGTTTACGGGTGGTGCTGTAACAACTGTAACGAGTGGCAACGCTACCTTTTCGATTCCCTGACTTGGGACAATGACGCAAAAGACGAGAAGGGCGTCTGGCTTTGGGATCGGTTGCAAGATTCGATCCGAATGAAATGCGAGAAATGTGGAGCGCAATACAAGGATACCGCCGCCGAAAGGCGAATGCTTTCTGCCCGTGCAAGCTATCGGGCGATGAACCCACACCCGGTGCGCGGCGTGCGCTCGTTTGAAATCCCTGCGTATGCTGTCTGGTGGGTGCCTTGGTTCGCGCTTGTGCGCGAATTCCTTGAAGCCAACGAAGCCAAGCACGCCGGGAACACCGATCCGCTTCGCCAGTTTATCCAAAAGCGCAAGGCGCAAGTCTGGGTCGAAGAAGTCGTAAGCGATCTGCCCGAGATCGCTACCGCCGACTACGGCAAGGCTGATTACATCGAAGGCCAGAAGATCGACGGCGAAGTTCACAGATTCATGGCCGTCGATAAACAGCGCGACCACTTCTGGTGCATCGTGCGCGCTTGGCGTGCCGATGGGTCAAGCCGGTTGCTCTATGAAGGCCGAGTCTTGACTTGGGAAAACCTTGACCAGATTTCGACCCAATACGCCGTGCCGCCGCGGTGCAATGTAGTCGATGCCGGCTACGACACGCCGCTCGTTTACGAATCATGCGCACGGCGCGGATGGACGGCATCGCACGGCAGCGGCCAGGATGGCTTTTGGCACCAGCAACAAGAAAAGCGTGTGCGGCGATTCGTTTCTCGCATCGAAGCCGCGCAAGCCGGCTCGCATGGCCTGAAGGCCGCTTACTTCTTCTTCTCAAACGAAGGCGTTAAAGACAAGCTCGCCGCCCTGCGCCAGCCGCAGGCTGTCCCCGCGTGGGAAGTGCCGCGCGATGTGAGCGACGATTACCGCAAGCACATGCTCGCTGAAATAAAAAAAGATGTTATTAACGCGAAGACCAAACAAGTTGAGCAACGATGGGTGCGCATTGGCGGCAAGGCCAATCACCTTTGGGACTGCGAGTGCATCGCGCTTGCTGCGGCAATGCTTGCCGGTGTCTTGCCAACAGGAGAATTATGACAATAGACCAAATCAAAACGCTTATTGAGCGGGCTGGGTGCTCCGTTCAAAAAGGAACCTTCGGCACAGGAATCAACGCGATGCCGACATGGGAGATCCGCCACCCGGAATTCGCGGGCTGCGTGTGGACGGTGTATGATTTTCTTGAATACGACGAGAAGGTCGATGCGCTCAAGGCTTGTTGCGTGCAGGCTGAGAAGCGATATGGAATTTCTATTTTGACATAACTGACAAAACAATGGCACTTAATCGCAGCTTCTATGGATTGCCGGCTTCTACGCTTATCAACTTGCGCGATAAATATGTCGCCTGCTTGGAAGCGATCGCCGTGGCTGGCGCAAGTTACTCGATAGCGGGGCGTTCCTTCACGCGCGCAAACTTGGCAGAAGTCTCTCAGACAATAAAAGAATTGCAAAGCGCACTCGATTCGGTTAATGGCACGCGCGTTCGTAAAACAATGGCGGCATTCCCTACACAATACCCATGACGCAAGATATCATCACCAAGGCACTTGCCATTGTTTCCCCGCAGCGCGCCATGCAGCGCATGGTGGGCCAGCAGCGCCTTCGCAATTTCGGGCGCTTCGATTCCGCACTCGATTCGACCAAGCGCGGGATTTCGCGCAATATCTCTGGCGCCGAAGACACCGCCGGCACTGCCGAGCGTTACAAGCTCATCCGTGCCGCCCGCGACCTTGCCGACAACTTCCCGCCGGTGCGCTCGCTTCTTCTCAAATTTGCAACTTATGTCGCCGGGCGCCTGACCTACCAAGCGCGCACGGGCGACAAAGACCTTGATACCGAAGTCGAGCGTTATTGGTCAAAATGGTGCCGCGAGTGCGATTTCCTGCGCCGCCATGATTTCATTTCGTTCCTTCAACTCGCCGTCATGGCGATCCTGCGAGATGGCGATTGTGGCTTTATCATCGTTCGCGACAACGGCGCCCTTCGTTTGCAAAGCGTCGAAGCCGACCGCATCGGCTCGCCTTATGATCGGCTAATCGATAGCGATAAATACATCGGCGGCTTAAATCTCGATGACTTTGGGCGCATCACTTCTTATCGGGTGTTTGTTCGCACGATCAACAACCAATACCTTTCGCCGACCGATATCCCGGCAAACGAATTCATCCACCTGTTCGATGCCACCCGCCTTGATGAATATCGTGGCCGCTCGGCATTCGCTTCTTCGCTCAACGCAACCCGCGATTTGCAGGAAGCGATCAAAGCCGAGATTCAGGCGATCAAGTTTGCGAGCTACCAAACCGGCGTGATTGTGAACGAAAGCGGCAGCGCCGATGCCAGCGACTACTTTGCGACGAGCCAGCAGAACGACTACCAACAAACCGAAAAGCTCCAGAACATCGATCCCGGCGTGATTAACTATCTCGCACCTGGCGAGAAGATGGAGATGTTTAAGAACGACCGCCCGGGCGGCGCCTTTGGCGAATTTGTGCGGCTTGTGCAGGCGCACATCTGCATGTCAGTCGGTCTTCCCTATGGCTTCGCCTTCGATGCCGACAAGACCGGCCCGATGGCGCGCCTTGAAGCCGCGATGGCCGAGCGCACCTTTTCGCGTTGGCGCGGGCTGCTCGAATCTCAATTCCTAAACCGCATTAAGAACATCGTGCTGATCGATGCCGCTAATCAAGGCTTGCTTGAAGATTCGCCGTCACTCACCGATGGCCGCTGGTGCTGGCCCGCGAAGGTTTCGATCGACTATGGCCGGGAAGCCAACGCCGACATTGCACTTTGGAAAGCTGGGCTAAAGACCGCAGGGCAGATTTACTCTGACGCTGGCGAAGATTACGAAGAGGCGCTTCGCGCAAGGGCAAAGGAAGCCGCGATGATTAAAGAGCTTTCGATTGAATACAATGTCAAACCGAACCGCATAAGCGATTCTGCTCCTGTTAATGATATTGATATTGATTCAAAACCTGATGAAAGGCCGCTCATTGATCAGATTGGCATTGGTGGTGTAGACGCCGTTTCAAGAATATTAAAGTCGCTTTCTGAAGGCGGGCTAACTCCAGAACAAGCCGCCGTCGTGCTTGTTGAGGTTTTTGGAATGGATAAGGAGGCGGCCATGGCGCTCATTGAAGGCGCGCGGCCAACTGTCGCACCCGAAATTGTCGCACCCGTGCAAGCCGCCGAACTCCAAGACGGCCACAAGCCCACGCAAGGCATGATTGCCGAAGCCAAGAAGGGCTTGGAGTGGCGCCGTGAATATGGCCGTGGCGGAACAAATATCGGCGTGGCCCGCGCCCGCGACATTGCCAATGGCAAGAACCTTCCTGATGAAACAGTGAAAAGAATGCACTCGTTTTTTTCACGCCATGAAGTCAACAAGCAAGCCGAAGGATTCTCGCCCGGAGAACCCGGCTTCCCGAGCGCAGGCCGCATTGCGTGGGCCTTGTGGGGCGGCGATGCTGGGCAAACTTGGGCGGCGGATAAGGTGAAGGGCATTGCCGCCCGCGAAGCTGCCGCGAAGATAGAACGCATGACGCTTGAGCGCGATGCCCACGGGCGCGCCACAGCATTTTCCTTTCAAGAACCAAATCAATTTGTAATGCCGACACCAAACGCCGGTGAAGGCGAAGAAGATTTTATTTCACGCTGCATGGGCGACGAACTCATGGTTAGCGAATACCCCGACAATGAGCAGCGGGCCGCGGTCTGCTACTCTCAACTCCGATCCACATGATAGCACAAGGCATAGCACTCCAAGCCAAGCGGGATTTCCTGATTGGCCTTCACCAACCGGGCGACGATTACCGGCTCGCCCTTTACACGAAATCGGCCACAATCACGCCCGAGCTTCAGAACTACACTGAGCAGGGCGAAGTCAAGGGGCCGGGATATGCTGCCGGCGGCGTGAAGCTCACGGGATTCAAGACCGGCGCGATCGGCAAGAACGCTTATGTCACATTTGATGACATCAAGATCGCCCGCGCATCCTTCACGGCCCACGGCGCGATTGTTTACAATGCGTCGAAAAACAATGCGGTTCTTTGCACCTTGAATTTCGGCGGCGATCGCTCCGTTTACGATGGCGCCTTTGAACTCAAGTTCCCGGTGCCGACAGAAAACAACGCTCTTATTTTACTCGCATGATTGGGCAAAACATACCAGCGCCAGCGCCAAGCATTACATCCGCCGCAACAAATGTCTGGATTCCAGCGGCAGCATGGATTCCTCGCACTACTACGGGTGCCGGCGTTGATTCTCGTCAGCTT